CCAAGACTAGCGCTGGAATCTTTTAAGAATTCAGCAAAAGTCTTGCGGGGAGTGGGATCAGATTATCTGAACGTTGAGTTCGGCTGGAAGCCGCTAATCAACGACATCATCAATGCAGGTAAGGCCCTCGCGGGTGCTACCGAACTCCTTACTGGCGGAGGCCAGAGAGTTCACAGACGCTATGGGATCCCTGCTTTTCGTGATTTCGAAGAATTCCACGATTTGCCAGCGAACAAGATGCGGTACGATTACCCAGGTCTCCGTGAGACAAACTTCGGTTTGCCTATGGGGGTTGTGGGTGTCGCTACCGGTCCATCTGGTGCGCTAGCATATGTGCTTCGAACACGTGAGCGGTCTCAGTGGTTTGAAGGTGAGTTTACGAACTTCTTCAAGATTGGTTTTGACCCCAAGAACTTCTTGGATCGTCTAGACCAACTTGTGAATACGAAGCTCACCCCTTCAGTCCTCTGGGAGTTGGCTCCCTGGTCCTGGTTGATCGACTGGAGTCTCCGGATTGGAGACACCATCAAGGCCAATGAATTGGCCTCATCCGATCGACTAGTGATGCACTATGGTTATGCCATGGAAAAGACGATCTATCGAGATCTTCTTTCCGTCGACATGACCGGAGTTCCCCGTACGCGAGCGCAGGCGCTTGATGGTGACTACTGGCCGGATCTTCCGGCAAGTGCCTCCTTCATTTCGACTACGACTTACAAGCGGAGAATTCGTGCGAATCCTTATGGGTTCAGAACAGGTGGAACATCTGCCCTCTCAGTAGGTCAGTTGGGAATCCTTGGCGCGCTTGGGCTCACAAAGCTCAAGTGATAGCTGTGGTTCGGTGCTTAATCCGAACTTTTACTACCCACGCAATTCCAAACCAACAGGAGGGCTCTCATGCTCGCTGATCCTATTTCCGTCAAGGTAAACAACGTTGCCACCAACCACCCTCGGGTGGCTGTTGGTACCGAACAGAATGTGTACTCTGTTGCTGATGCAACAAGTCAGATTCGGGTCGGAGGTTCGTCTACCTCGAAGCGTGTCCGTCGTTTCATGTCGAACACTTCCACGAAGATTGCGGCTGATCCCCTCACGGCGATCAACTCCAATGTCAACGCGGTTGTGACCATCAGCGTGAGTCACGCCCCTTGGGGCTTTACTCAGGCGCAGCTCAAGCAACTCGTGCTTGATACTGCTGACTTCTGGACCGCTACCACTGGCGCAAACACTGACAAGATCCTTGGTGGGGAGCGATGACCGAACTCGTTCTCGTTTTCGGCACGCTCGTCACCTCGATTCTCATCACTGTCTGCATTGTGGGCATCTCAGTTGCCTCGCGGCGGCTGAGTTAGGTAACAGGATCGGTAGAGCTAGTAAGAGCAGGACTCGACCACCTCGAAAGGGGTACGATGAAAAGCCTACTAACTCTCCATCTCTCAACGTTGCGCTCTGCAGCGCAACATTGCTCGATTGGCATCGTGCTTGATGTCTCGTACATTACTGCACGATGGGAAGAAGAAGGTGATTCGTTTTTAACGATCACCCTGCCGAAGTTCGCCAAAACTCTCGAAAGAGCGTTGGACGAGGGCTCCTGGCCGGCTCAAGAGCCTCTTGGTTTCAAGAGGTCCCGAGGTCTCCCGACATTTATGTCAGGTTTCCTCAGCCGAATCTTCCACAAGGACGGGCGGTTGTTGGATGACCCAGATACTGACTGTATCTGGGCTGTGAGACAGGTTTGCTACCTATCTCACAAGATCGAGCGTGACTGCACCCCTGAAAGGGATGCAGCCGCGTTTGATCAATTCATCCGTACCGACGGTCAACTTCTTGGTTTACCGGGTCGCCTTGACCCCGATCGCTTGAATAAGTTTCGAGTGATCAGCCAGAAGTTGTTTGGAGATATGTTCTCAGTTTTGGAGACTAAGGTCGCCAATTTTGAGCTTATCCCCAAGCACGGACCTGGAGCTGTTGCGGAATCAATCTCCCAGAAGGAGAAACGAGACTACAACTATTGGACTGAAAGGCTTGAAGAAGTCTTTCCCCAATGGAGATATACCGTTAATTCGGTATATCCAGCTGAACAGGTTGTGCCCGTACCCATTGATACTGAATTACCCGTCAGGGTAATTACAGTGCCAAAGACCCAGGCCACACCCAGGATCATATCTATTGAACCTTCTGCGATGCAATATGCGCAGCAGGGTCTCAAGAGGGAGATCTATGAATGGATTGGCCGCAACACCCTTGAGAAGGTGTTAGGGTTCC